TAATAGTGGTTATATTAGCCATGTACGCACCGATTGTCAACGTCGGATAGTGGAAGTCTACCACAAGTCCTGCACCACTTGTATCAGGATATGTAATTAGACCGTGGTTCATGATAGGTTCGTGGACCAAACCTGGTGCTCCGATAGTGCCTGTATGTGCCTCGTAGCGTGTGCTATCAGCGCATCCATCGGGGAATCTGGATGAGTTTAATAGGCTATGAGCCTCGCCTACTAGACAGCCGTAGTCCACTACTGGTAGTACCCTTGGGGTGTGTATAAAGCCTGACTCACCGTCAGACATAAATACTTCATCCCACATCTGCTCTGTCTCACCTAGAGTCACTGTAAGTACAATGCTCTCAGTTGCTGTCGCTGATGAAGCAAGTACGGATGTAACACTCTTAGCATCTGAGTCACTTGTCGATGCAGCAGATGACAGGGCTTTCGTAATACCGAACGTGCTAATGCTGTCCGATGCCGTCACCGGGTCAGGGTCTACGTCTACATCAGTTAAGTCGTAGTCGACTGCCGATGTGAATTGCTTAACAATCGTACTTGTCGTAGACACTGCGCTCGTAATTGCTTTTGTAATATCAAATGAGTCAACACTATCCGAAGCTGTCACTATATCAGTTTCATATTTGTTGTAGGTAAACGTATTGAGCACGTCCGCCATTGTAATAAGGTCAGACTGGACAGATGTAGGGTTAGTGACTGTAGAGTCAGAAGCCGTTAAGGTCTCAGTCTGGTTGCTTGTAGGGTTAGTAGCGACGCTATCACTTGCCGTTGCAGCCGACGTAGCTGTAGAGGTTATGCTCTTTGCGTCAGAATCTGTTGCTGTGAGTGTGCTCGTTGTACTCTTCGCCGGGCTAAGCGCTGTACTATCTGAGGTAGTCACTGGGTCAGGGTCTACATCAGCGTCACTCATATCGAAGTCAACGGATGAATGGAATATCTTACTTACTACTGCTGTGACTGTTACATCAGAAGCCTCAGTAATATTAATAGTCTTAGCCGCACTATCTACTGCTGTTGCTGTTGATGCTGTAGTAGTCGTTACATCTTTAGAATCTGAGTCTGAAGCGGTTAGTGATTCAGTAGTATTAATACCTACGTCTTTCTTATCTATAGCATCTGATGTAGATACTGAATCGTCTGATACAGCCTTACCCGCTTCGTTACTAACGCTATCACTTGCTGTGAGTGTTTCAGATATTGCCCTACCTAGGTCAAATGCTGTAGCATCTACAACAGTTACCGGGTCAGGGTCTACATCGTCGTCGCTCATATCGAAGTCGACAGATGAATGGAATATCTTATTGAGGCTTGAGTCTGCTGTAACTGAACTTGCAACCGCCTTAGTTACGTTAACGGTTAGAGCATCCGCTACTAGTAGTGTTTCTTCTTCGCTCTTAGTTACAGCAATCGTGTTAACTAAATCAGACGCAGTAACTGTCTGTGCTTCTAGTATGGTTAGTGGTACTATGTACGCAGTTGCACTAATTGATACCGCGGGGGCCGCAGTTAAGCCTATAGAGTATTCAGTCTTTGCAGCAGAAGCACTCGACACCGAAGCCGAGGCTAATATAATTGATGATACTGCTGATGTAAACTTTATATTCACTAGAAATTTTCTCTTAACCTAAACCTTAATGTGTCATATACTGTCTGTACGTCAGTGGCGTACGTCACGATTATCTCACCCTCGTAGGCGCCTGCGTCGACATCTAAAACACCTCCGCTGAAGTCAAACTGTACCTTACCCGTCGTACCGCCATCTAACTTAGTTGTTGAGATAGTAGATAATAATGTCGTACTACCCACAGCTCTAAACTTAACTGTAACAACTGTTGATGCGACAGATAAATCTAACGCCCCGCCTGCAACGTCGTCCGTTAATGTTAAAACAATTATTGGTTTCTCATCACCCTTTACTAATTTAATTACGTCAGCCATATTATCCTCAAGCTAGTGGGCGCATCTCAACAGTCATAGACGCTCTTGCAGCACCTAAGGTTGTTCTAGCTCTGCGCTCTGAAATTTGAAATGAAAACTGCTTCGCATGGTATGTTGCTAGCTCTCTGTCACTCCAGTCTTTATTAGGGAGGACAAGTAGGTGTTGTAGCGCACCATGCATAATTACATTCTCTAGCTCATCTAAGACTGACTTATCCATCTTAGTAGCTGTGCGTAGTGGCTTTAATACTACAATCATCTTAACATCGTACTTCACTGCATCGTCAGGGACGGGGGCTAATGCGAAGTTATCGGCATCGAGTTGAGTTATATACCTAGGCTCTGAGCGTTCATCCGTTGTTGCTTCAGGCCACTTAGGTTGTATGTCGTGTAGGTGTTCAATAGTAACAGGTGCTAACTTGCGCCCATTAACAGTTACTGTTAGGAATGCGTGAACCTCTGCATCTGTCGGTGCGCTGTACGCATAGTCATACACACCTGGAGTTAAGCGTAGCTTAGGTTGCTCATAGCGCCAAGCTAAAGTTCTCTCACAGGCCTCGATAGCCGCATCACGAACATACTGCTCAATGATAGGCGTCGGACAACCTGGAACGCTCGGGGCTAAACGAGATACAATCGTACTAAAATCACGTGATGCCATTAGATAACCTCCCCGGGTTTCATACCTGAGTTCTCAGTATCAGTCACTGGTCTACTCTGAGCGCCTACACCTAGAGCCTGTGTAAAGGACTCCTGGAATAACTTAGCTCTATTGGAATTAACATGCTCATTATCAATAGACTCAGCTAAGAATACTGTGGCATCAAGGACTACAGGGAAGTAAGCATCTGATAATAGTGCTACTGCTGTAGTTGCATCATAAGTAGGGGGAGACTGTGTGTACTCTATAACTAGTTTCTGCCCAGCTGGAGCCTTAGGGTAGATGAAGAACCTATTTGGGTTGCGTACATGACGCATCCAGTTTGTTGCAGCTGCTGCTGTGTCGTTCATCCACGACGGTAGCGCTTGGTCTAGTGTCTCACGATTAACTTCGATAACGCCACTACCGCTGACTACTGAATACACCTCAATAACCCTAATGGAATCTGTCGGTGCAGTTTGTAGAACTGCGTCTGTTACACAGGTTACTTCACCCACATAAGCAAATAAATCGGGGCGTAATACCGCGATTCGCTTAAGCGATTGGTTAGCAAACCCGAGTAACACTGCATCAGTGTAGCGTTGGGGCGAATCAATATCTTGTAAGATACGCCTAGTCTCAGTAATTACATCATTCAATATCATTTAAGCAGCCCTTTTGATGCTTCCGCATCTAATTCTACATTACTTGACTTGGGTTGGGCAGGTATTTTTTTAGTGGTTAAGTCCATTTGTGTCTTTCGTTTCTCTTGTTTCTTTGGAATATGTTTCTCAGGGAATGCTACCTCTGCAGAAACTTCTTCGCATAATTCGTTGTCGGCTAGGTATTTATCCCATCCGTATATAGTGCCGTCTGTTTTGTGGCGTAGCCACCTTTGTTCTCCCATAATAAAATCTCCTCTGAAGAAAGAAAGGTTAGGGGCCGAAACCCCCTCCCTTAACTTAAATTACGAACAGTCTGCAACGACCGCCCATAAACGTACAACTGCAGTATCAGCTGCATTGATAGTTTTAATATCAATGGTATCAGCTGCGCTGTAGTATTTACCATTTGAGTAACCCGTAACAGTGTTAGGAGCTGCCTCAGCAAGTACCAAAGACGTTGAGTAAGATGCTGCTGTGTTAGCATTTACACCATCTAAGAAACCGTCAACATCAGAACCATCACCAACATCAATAGTTAGTGTGCCGCCTTCAGCGGTTGTTACATCCAAACCAACTGCTAAGACCATAGTCTTAGCTGGGATGTGTAGTGCTGTCAATACGTCGTTTGCACCAAGAGCTGTTAAGCTCGCTGCTGCACGGTCAGTAGTGATTGTTGCGAAGTTTAATTCAACTTCTAGTACGCCGACTTTATTTACGCCAGAAGCAGTGTGTGCTGCTGAGCCTAAGTTATAGCCAGTACCGTCTGTATATGTAGCCATTTTATATCTCCTATATTACAGTGTGATTACTGACTGAGACAATGCTTCAGGTTTTACTACCTTGTAGCCATATACTTGCAAGCCACGGATAATGTTACCGAAAGTTGTTTCAGAACGTAAAGTCTCAAGGTTAGTCATTTGCGAAGCAAACGTCATACCCATCTTATGACCAGCGATTACGTCAAACTCAGAACCAGTCTTTTTCAAGTTGTGGCTCACGTATAGCGTGAATCTGTCAATCATACCTAGACGACCATTACGTAGCGGTGAGTTACCATCGCCAGTGATTGATGCATCCTTAAGGTCTGATTGCTTAATGTACGCAGCCATCTTAGCTGGGATGATTAAGAAACGGTCACTTTCAGGCGCGTTAGCTTCGTCAAGAGTTAAACCCATGTTGATGATATGCTCGATAACATTAGTACTAGATACAGCAACTGGAGTACCAGTTACACCTAAGTTAATGTTGCCAGAGATAGCACCGGCTGTTGCGCCCTTGTTGCTAGCTGAAATACCCGGAAGGATATCAGTTAACACACGTTGGTCAATCTTAATCTTCATACGCTCTGAAGCGTCCTTAGACCATTGGTCCATCATCTTGATGTCCGACTGAACTTTATCAACGTCGTCTTCAACCGCAGCAAAATACTCACCTTTATCGATAAGTAGTTGTAGCTTAGGTTTGTCAGGGTTTTCAACTTTAAGTGTTTGCCCTTTGACATACGTCTCGATTGTTAACTCAGGGGTAGTACGGATATTAACCGTGTCGCCATAAGCTTTGATTTCACCTTCGTAGTCAGTGTTTGAGATTGCAGACAACACCGTAGCGTCGTAGAAATTCTCAATCAGTTTACCTGACCAAATTTCTGGGATAAAGTTCCCAGAGTATGCTGGTTTACCAGCTGATACTGCAAAAGCCATTGTAGCCTCCTATATTATATTATGCAGTGACAATACGACCGTCTCGCTGTGCAGCGAAAATGTCGCGCTCTATTCTAGCACGTTCTTTATCTTGACCTTTATATCTACCCGACTTGACACCATCATAAAATGCGGTGATATCGGCAGGGGTATATGTCTGGCCACTATCCGACGCAGGCGCAGCGGCGGATTTACCCTTACCCGGTGCTACCTGTTTCTCTAGCTGACTCTGTGCGCTAGTTGTTTCTTGCTGAGCTTGTGGCATACCATTCATACCTCCCCAAGTTGAAAAGAAACTAGCTACCCTGCGTGCATCGAAGTTACTCTGTGCATCTTCTAAGTACGTCTGGCGGCTAATCCCTGTTAGTGGGTCGATATCTAAAAGCCAAGTTTGGAAATCTGGGCTCTCGTTAATATCTCTCCAGTTCGGGACACTATTTGAAAGTTCACCCCAAAACGATTGCTCAGTATTCTGAGCTTGCTGTTGTGACAACTGTTCTACACGAGGCATAACATTTGATTGCAACTGCTGAATCGTTTGTTCTAAGTGGGCGATGCGTTGGTTAGATGCATTAGTTCCTTCTTGGTTCACACGACGCATAACGTCGATTGAGTCACCGTAATCCTCTATGTCCTGCTCTGTTATCAGAGTCTGTGGGACTTCCGGCGCTGCCGGTGTAGGTGTTGGTTGACTCGCTGAACTAAGTAGCTGTTCTAATTGGCTAACTCTATCTGCTAACTCCCGTTTATCTGCGTGCAAACGTGGAATCTCTGCATTGTACATTCCCTGTAGGGTCTTATACTTCTGTTCTAGTGGTTTATCATCTTGAGTGCCTGAAACCGTTTGCTCTTCTGGTTCAGACTGAGGTGCTTGTTCGTCGACACGGTCGGCTTGTACGGCTTCAACTACTTCTCCCTCTTCAGCAGGCTGGGCTACAACGCCCTCCTCTGTGTTAAGGTCTTCATATAATTGTTGTACTGCCTCTGACTGTTTCTTAACTTGCTCTGGTATTGCCATGTTATCGCTCCTATTGGTATGCGTAATAAAATACAGCTATCATTTTGACTCTGCTGCGTGTTCTGGGGACTTTTCTGCGAACTCATAGAGTTCTTTTAGAACTTGGCATCGTCCCTGAGCTAATGCCACGTTCGTAGTAACATGTGGTAGCTGCGATAGTTCGTGTTGCTGCCACCCTTGCATCCATTCTAATAGAACTGGATACTGGCGTACAGTCGCACCTAGCGCATGAACAACCTCTGGTGAAGGTTTTATCAACCCGCACCTCCTGTTACACGGTTACTCACTGTGTTTCCATCCATACCACCTTTGGGAGAGCCGTCAGGTTGAGTTGGAGTTGCGCCCGCTGGCTGTTGTGGCTGCTGTTGGGCAGTCTCTTTAGCTAGCTTGGCGTTCTCGCGTTCAACGAAACCGGCCTTCTCCCGAGATGGGATGATATCATCCACAGGCATTTGCAACCCTTTAGCCACTTCGCGAAGTATCGCGGCACGGCCATCCTTACCAACGATTTCCATATCGATTTCGTTGGCGGTTGCATTAAGAAATTCAATTCGGCGCACGTTAACAGTTTCTTTAACTGCTAAGTTAATTGCACCACGAGCGATAATCTCAACATCACCCTTAATACTTTCATCTTCATCATAGCGCATGTTGTATACAAACTGCCTATGAACAATCTTTTTAATTACATCACTGTCAATATGCATGACAACTTGTCTAATACCTTTACCTGCTGAACCCATCAACATAGATAGGCCTGACGCTGTACGTCCTGCTCCATGTACATTAAGGTCACCTGAGATATAAGATGGTATGCCTGAGTGGTCGTCTGCTAACGCACTGAACTTCTCATACACAGCCATCAACGTTTGAGCATTATCATCTGGCTGTGTGAATCTTACAGCTGGCGCACTCGACCCCATAGGGTCGTTAGTAACTTGCCAGATTTTCCAAGGGTGTAGTTGAGTGATGTCTTCATTTGGGGGAATACGTTCGAGGTTAACTTCCACTTGAGGACCTGAAGAAATGCCCATGTTGTTAACCAAAGCTCGTGCAGATGCGTTGCAGATATTTTGTACATCTTCGATAACTTCGGGTATACCTTTACCCCAAAAAGCTCCTGGGCTTTTAATAAGCGATGTCTTAGCATAAGGTTTTTCTCCCAGTGGGTCGTAGTTTAATACGGCTTTAATAACGTAGTTACCTATAATCCAGACACACGCTTCATACTCTCTGGCTTCATCAGGTACTTCCTCATCATCTAGTCCCCACTCGCGTAGCATCTTACCGCTCACTTTACCGTGGAACTCTAAGGCATCAAAAATTTCTGTAGGTCTGTTAAGGCTCTGCGGCTTACGCTCTGCATCTTCCTTCTCAAGCTTATGGTCTTCATTAATCCAGCTACCTGAATTGCCTTCCTGAAGAAGCTTACGTATTGCGTCCTCATCATAGTTAGGCACACCAATAAGTTCTGCTAGCTCCATGCGTGTTAGCGGATGGTGTTCAAATAAATACCCTTCATCAATATTCGTAATCCCTGGCTCAGGGTAAATCATAAACGGGTCTACTCTCTCATACTCAGGGGCTAGCTCTTCGCCTGCCTCGGCAACAGTCGCACCGTTCTCGTCTTGTGTCCACTCTAGTCGACGTTGACGTCGAACTACGGGCCCCTTAATGAAGGCACACGGAAATGTAACAAGGTCAGTAACAAACTCATTGAACGCATCTGCCCAACCACCTTGTGCAAACTGGTCGCTGATTCTAACCTTCATCTTATCTGCACGGTTCTGCGCTTCTTGTAATATCTTAAAGCGATAGTCTTGTGTGACCATCTCTTTCATCTCTGCCATCTCAACTGCTGTAGGTGCTTGGCCTGCTGTCTCGACAATCTTCAGCACGTTCTCAGCGAACACTGTTTCAATCTCTTGAGCCTGCGCTGGGGATAAATCAGGGAGGGGTGTCGGACCTAAGTCCCATGGTGGAGTACCAGTGTCTAATAAGATGTCCCGTAACCAGCTCTCACCAGCACGACACTTAACTTCGGTAATCCCCATGAAGATTGTCGAGCCGCCTTGGTTGTTAATCGCGGAAAGTTTATCTGGCTCATACTCGCCATTGCGCTGACGCATGGCTTTAAGCATAATAGTCTCAATAGGTTTCTTCGCTTGCCTAGCAGCGTCCCAACACTCCTTAAGATATCCAGTTAAACCTAGAAATAGAGGTTCATTCTGCCTATCTTGTAGCTCACGGGCTGCATTTTCCTGCTCATCTGCTACCATTGTAGCGTTATCCACTACTCTAAGCACTGTCAATCCTGGCATTTAATTCCCCCAAATGTCCCTATATATGGCTGTTTTAACTCAGTTTTACACGTTTTGTTTGTCATATGCAACTATTTTATAATAAAAGGTCCCCCGAGAGGTGACTCATCGGGGGGTGGGTGTGTAACTACAATGTGGAAGAGGAGAGTAAACCACACCCAGGTGTATCATATCATGTCCACCCCATCGCGGGGGCAGGTTTTACACTTCTTCTCCGATTTAATTCTACACCCTCGTCAATACTACCGATATGAAGCATCAAATACTGCAGGGCTTCTGCAACATGCGAGTGTTTGTTCTTATCAATCGTACCGTTCTTCTTATGGTACCTGTATCCACCCATCATAGCACTCTTAAGTTTCGTGCACCTAGGGTCTACAAGGAACGCCGTCTCGCCATCCACGTGTCTCATCAAGTATTCATCCACCGCGTTGAGTCTCGCCGAGACACTGTTAGTCTTCGCAGGCCTAACCTTAAATCCCTCCGCCTTGATGATGTCCACTACTGTCCGCTCGTCCGTCTGTGCTCTCTGCACACCAGCGGGGTCCACGATTATCATCACTGGGCTCCCTGGAAATCTCTCATATAGCAGCGGCTTGAGCACCGTCCGCATAAATCTCTGTATCCCCATGTCGAAGCTGACGGCCTCGTCAAGGATTATCGCACGCCCTTTAGCGTCCTGCTGCCCGATGACAGCCGCGGGGGTTAACCCCAAGTCCATCCCAACAACGATGGGTCTCACACCGTTAACAATCGGGTTAAGTGGCTCATGGGACATGTGGTAATCAGGACGGAAGTATTTGTACACTGGCATACCAGCACTTGATAGCCCATACTCACCGTCAATATAAACCCTTATGTACTCTTCAGACCGACCCTGTGTATCGTAATACCCCTCCGGCAAATTCTCAACATTCTCTCCGTCAGGCGCACGACCTGATGGTTGCTTGAACACATCCCACCCGTTGTCGTTCTCACTCACCCCATCCTTAGGGTCGATGTGCTCCATCTGATAATACCACCACGTGTCCATCGTCGGCGGGTTGGTATCCCCCCACATTCCATGCCAAGTCGGCCCCCCGTCCTTATTCGACGGGAACCGCCCCACACGTTTAGACATCGCATCAATAATGTCAGGGTGAATATCCCGACACTCGTTAAACCATGCGAACGTCAGCTCCAGCGAGTTAAGGTTAGCCACGTCGTCCGCGTCGTCCAGCGCCCGGAACATCACCTCACACTCAACATCCCCCATCTTCATGAAGTACGTCTTGGTCGTACGCATGTATCGCCCACACTGCCCCGGCGGGAACCAATCTAAAAATGTCTTAATCGTCGTATCTGCCAGCTGACGTGCTGTCTCTCGCACCACAGCAGCTCGCGTCTTGCGTATGCCGTTGGCGTTGGGCTTCTGCATCGTCGCCCTGCGCACTATCTCAAACGAGCACGTCACCGATTTCCCACTACCAACAGGTCCCATCAGTGTCCGCATCGGCGAATCACTCAACATAAACGCCCTACCCGTTGTGGGCGGCGTGTAGTCTATCTCAGTGCCTTGACTCATCCCTACTCTCCTTGATATACAATTCCGCCGTGTCTTCCCCACAGTACGCACACCACTCACTATTAGCCATAAGCACGCCACATGACGGACACGCCCCGATTATGTCCACGCTGTCTGTATCCGGCGCATCCTCTGCGGACCGCGAGTGGTCGTGTGGCTCTAGCGGTGGTGCATCTGGCTTGGTCATGTCCACCGTCTGCAGCAGCATAACCATAATATAACTTGGGCTGGCCTTACGCTTCTTAACTATCTTAACCCGAAAGCTTATGCCTGATGCTATCAGGTCATTCGCGAAGTCGTGGTAGGCTCTGGTCGTATTAAACTTCTTAGCTGGTAACTCTTCAAATACGCGGTCGAACGCCTTAACTAGCGCCGATAAGCTGGGCGTCTGCCTCGTCATGCTCTATCACCTGTGTCATCTGATGCGTGGACTCACCAAGGTTAATAGTAATCTTCACACCGCCACCAGCTTCCACGTCTTGGCTTGATGTCTTAGGCTCTAGGTCACCCCACTTCACCGTCGACTTAATCAAGTCTGCTTTAACTGCTGGTGATACCTCTGGGCTGTGTATAAGTTGCCACGATGTCATCAGCAATTCCTCTGCCTGAGCACGGGCCTTAAGTCGGAACGTTACACCCTTTTCTCGAATATCGTCACGATAAACCTCCACCTTCTTCCTAAAGATTGGGTCCTCGTTAAATACCAGCATCTCACTAGGTGTAATTTTGTGGCGGTCAATAACTTCATCTAGTGTTTCACCACTCTTCTCTAAGAGCAATGCCATGTCAAACGCTAGCCTATCTGACCACTTCGTGTGATTAAGGGGTAATCTATCCATGGGTGTACTATAACAGGGTTTTTTGGGGGATGCAAATTTTTTAGTAGGAATTTTTTAGTTCTTTACAACAGTGTAAAGCGTTACTTTTTGGAGGTCTTGGATTGAGAGGTTTACTTATTAAGGGTGGGGGGGTCAAAGTTCCGTGTCCGAGTGCCCCCCTACCACTTGTCCGACTGTCCAAAACCACCACCTCGAAAACCCTTACTGTATAAAGGACTATACAAACCTGCCAAAGTTTTGGTCTAATGGTGGCAACTCATTCAATAGTGGGTGAGTCATATAGGAGTCAATCATGACATACGAACAATGGGTAAAGTGTTCAAAGGTGGATGCATTCCATACTGCCCTTGAACTAGGTAAGAAGTATGATGTAAACCCTCTGGTAACAGTATCAGAGTTGAAAGTTATGGAAAGTGCTGCAGGTTTCTACATAGGAACTGAATACTTTGACGAGGAAATGCAAGCCTGGTTTCCAAATGAAAGGTCAACACCTTACATGCTTACACGAGGCGAGGCTGAATCAATGCTGGAATACTGGAACGAAGGCTCGTAATAACCCGAGGGTGAAAGCCCTCACCAACTAAGAGCCCTGCGAAAGCAGGGTTTCTTTTCGCCTGTTATATTTCCAACAAACTTTATTCTTATTGGCTCGGGGGGTTATAAAACAGTGCTACTTCTAGTCTTTCTTATGGGTTTGCACTGTATAAACCACCACCTCGAAAACCCCTACTGTATAAAGGATACAAGCCATGTTCGATTCTATGATGTAATGATGGCATCACTTCGCAATAGTGCGTTGTGTGTTCTATAAATATACAGGAGTATATATGAAAAAAGAAAAAAGATGGTTACTGCAGGTGCAACCTCAAGGTGACGGCAACTGGTATGAGTTTGATACCGGCTCTAAGAAGGCGATGGAAGCAAAGAAACGTGAGCTTCTATCAATGGCAAAGTGTGGCGACTGTGTAGGATTAACAGCCGAAGCATGTGTAAGAGTAGAACCTTACATCTAACAACTTAGGCAAAGGGCGAAAGCCCTGAGCCTTTCAACTAAGGAAACAATATGTTTTTAATACACAAAAAGAAGTTCGCTAAGTATCTACGACTTAAAGAACATTACAGGAATAACAGATGGTTATACAACATACATAACTTATCACCTTATCCCTACTAATATCTAGTACAACTAAGAGCCCTGCGAAAGCAGGGTTTCTTTTCGCCTGTTATATTTACAACAAACTTTATTTTTATTGGCTCGGGGGGTTATAAAACGGATATTAAATGGGTGTTGTAGCCCTAACCCACTGTATCAAACCACCACCTCGCAAACCCTTATGTAGCAAGGGATACACGGCTTTTAATATTCTATGGTGTAATGATGGCATCACTTCGCAATGATGCGTCGTGATAGGGGCAGGTAGGCATACTTGCTTACCTGCGAATCTATAACTCAAATGGAGATAAAACCATGGGTAAATTGTTCAAAGGTGGTGTTAGACTTGCACCCAAGAAAGACCAAAAGTCGGGCGTGGAAATGGTTACTATTGTATCTGATAAGGTCAATGGTGAGTACGAAGCGAAAGAAGTTGCCGAACTATTCAAGCATATGCTTGAAGTGGTACAGGAAACTGGTTATGGCGTCGACCGATATGCTATATATATCAAGGGCGTAAACGAGAAAATCTCTGCTACCAAGCCAACAATCCCACTTGCCACTATAAATAAGGCACTTGAGGACGGCGCTAAGTTGAAACTTGTTCAAGCGAACAAAGGGTATCCAAGCCCACGTATCGACCTAGAGTTTGCAACCGATAAGGCTACCAAGGCGAAAGCCAAAGTAATCAACTCGATATTTACACGCAAGTAAACCCAACGGAGTCCTGGGAAACCAGGCTCCACCCCTTACAGGAGTTCAATATGAATGATAAATGTAAAATAACCATACTCAACAAATCACCATGTGGTAGATATTGGATGAGATACGAGTTCACAAGCAAACAGGAACTAAGAAAGTTCGAATCTGCAAAGCTAAAGCGGATGCCAAGTGAAATAACCGAGATACCTGAGAAACGCAGGGCTCATTACTAAATAAACCAAAAACCTAGGCCAATAACCTAGGTTTTTTATTGTCTGTTTTATTTCCAACAAACTAATGTGCCATAGCTCGGGGGGTTACACCTTACACACTTTTAAATGTATCTATATAAGAAGATGTTAATAGTTTACACTTCGCACCTGTACTTTACACTGTAAAGTTAAACGCTTTACAGGTAGATTATTATGTAAGTCATTGATATTACTACACTTATAGATGTAAAGTTTTAAAATAATCTACATAAGACAATCTTAATATAGGTGTGTTTAACCACATAGATTATTGGAGAACTTTACATGTAAAGTTAGGGCAAAACCATTGATACAAAAGGGATTGAGGTATAATATAAGTATAATAGTTAATATATATAATCTATATAATCTACAAACATTTATGTCTTTCTCTGAAAAAATGTTTTTTACATAAATATTACTTTACATGTAAACTATTGGATACCAACATATTTTTAGCACCACATTAAATATATTTTTGTAGATTTTATAGATTATTTTTCACCAACCCTTACTCCAATGCACCCTCTAGCGATACATTTTTTTAATACACCCCATAACTTTACATAGATTATTTACCCTAACCTTACACCTTACATAGATTATTTATGGATTACCCTATATAACTTTACACCCACGCGCGTACTATAATAATATAAATACTCAAACTTTACACCCTTTACACTACCTATTTAGTGTAAACTTTACACATAACTTTACATTTACCTATCGGACACATCCCTATATAGGTGACTTTACACTAACCCTATCTAAAATTATAGATAGAATGGAAATCCACACCCCGAAAAAATTTGTGGTCTAATGGTGGCACGAATTTGGTCTTGCCCTATTGGGTGTTCCTTTTCGTGGGGCTCTTAGTGGTTACTTTGTGGTCTCTTATTTATAAACTATATGGAGGACTCTTATGTCTGGAAATTATAAAGGTAAGTTTGATGTTGTTGTTAATACGGTAAATAAAGTGGTACTTAAAGAGAATGCTTCAGGACTCTGGTCTAATGAAGGTGAACTTGTTGATGGTAAATTAAAGTATGATGTTAAGGCTTGTTATCAATGGATGCTTGATGTGGCTAAATCACAGAAGGCTGAGTTTAAACCATTCACACCGAATGCTTCAGCCTCTGACTTAGAGCCAACGGTTAAGAGTGGTCGTGGTGATAAACCATACATGGCTATGTTGAGTGCATCAGATAACTTTGGTGCTTCAAACAAACGTACTGTTACTGTATTTGCACCACAGTAATATCACAGTAATATCATGGGTGGTCTACACGACACCCTTTTTATTTGTTTTATAACTATTAAAGGAGTTAAATATGAAGGTTAAAGATATTATTACTGGATTAGAAGAAGAGTTTAATCTTGATGATGAGTTAATTATTGTATTTGTATCCCATAAAGAGATGCAAGAACTAACAGATGGTTGGTGGTTAAAGGTGGTTAATGCCTATGATAATGAGCCTTATCCGATAGATGTTAAGACTAGTAACAAACATACACTGCATAGGTCAGTGATTAACCACGTTATAACAACTGCGAATACTATTAGGGGGGATAACTGATGACTTTAAGAGAGTATTACTTTGAGACTATTGGTCAGTACAGCGACAACATCGACCATAACTGGATACACTATCTTGACAGGGGGTATGATATAACGACAGGTGAACTGTTGTCGTTGTATGAACTTATGTACAGCCTTAAGCATCCAGAGGACTGCGGTGCAGTAGAGTCTTCAGCGACTCGTATGATGGTTCTTAGGGTAGGTAAAGCACTCGGTATATATAGACTATATATGCGGTGGGTAGACTACCTTGAAAGGAGGGCTAACTGATGGCTGAGGATATCAAGGGTTACACCATACACAAGACATCTAACAGAGATGCAAACATTCACACTACCAAGAGAGAGTCGTTTGATGGTAGCAATACCTTCGGGAGATGGAGACATAGGGACTTGTGGGATACGAGTGATGAGTTGTATATAGTGTATAGTTATGGTGAGCATGAGCCTATGTATATTTATAGTACACTGCTTGGTGAGTGGTTTGAGAATGGTGACAAGTATGACTCGAACTCAACCAAGAGGCACTACACACAACTTAAGCCTAGGAACACTGCTACTACCATCAAGAGCCACTTGTATATGAAGAAGGTGGAACGGCATGGGGTGGTTGGGGCTACCAGAGAGAGGGTAGCACCTAAGGGTACAACCAGTACAAGGGCTGAGTCATGGGTTAATGGGACATGGAGGTAGTATGAAACAATTAAAGTTATTCTGCCTCAGATGGGGCAAAGGTGGACAGATGGTGTGTGATGTAGAGGGTAATCCCACATACTTCGGTGATAAGACGGTGGCTAAACAGCACCGAGATGAGAGCATGGTGGTGTCATATGGCATTGACCATAAGAAATATAACTACGTTAAAGGAGATGTAAGATGAGAGCAACATTGATGAAAGAAACAGTGAAGGCGTTATTCCCACAGCAGAGGACGCTGTGTATAGAGGGTAGTCCAGGTGGTGGCAAGACGACCATAGTGCATGAGGTTGCTGATGACCTTGGGGTTGAGTGCAGAGAGTTGCATATGCCGACTATGTTGGTGGAGGACTTCGGGATACTATACCCCGACAAAGAGGACAGTGACAACCTAACATACCGTTTACCAGAGTGGTTCCC